AAAGGGGACGCGAGAAAAGTGAAATCATAAGAAAAAAAAGGCTATGAGCATTGAGGAAAAGAATCGAGTTTTCAACAGCGGGGACTTCAAGTCCCTGTCCGACAGCCAGCGCCGGATCTTCCGCCAGGTGGTGGAGGATCTGGACGAGCGCGGACTCTTCAAGCCTACGGACGTGGCGATCATCGCGTCCTACGCTCGGAATGTCGTGCTGGCTCGTCTCGCCTCGAAGGAGTTGGAGAAGAACGGCATCATGATCACCGAGGTGGACAAGTACCACGGCGAGAAGAAGAAGCAGAACCCGGCCGTGGACATCCTTCAGAAGGCGCAGATCTCCATGGAGAAGACGGCCGCCCTGCTCGGCCTCACGCCCACCGGCCGGAAGCGCCTGAAGGACGAGCAGAAGATAAAGACACCATCGGAGGCCTGGGATGAACAAGGTGACTAACTTCGAGCGGGTCCAGGAGTGGTGCCGGAAGTCGCTGGCCGGCGAGATCCCCTGCTGCCTGATGGTCCGGAAGGCCATCGAGCGGTGGCAGGCGGATCTGCGCCGGTACGACCTGTTCTTCGACGAGAAGGCCTTCAACCGGATAGTCCGCTTCTCCAGGGAGTTCAAGCACTTCAAGGGCCCCAAGGCCGGGGAGTATTTCAACCCCGAGGACTGGCAGCTCTTCGTGATGGCGAACGTCATCGGCCTGAAGAGGGCGGACACCGGCCTCCGCAAGTACAGCTACGTGGACATCTACGTCCCCCGGAAGAACGGCAAGACCTTCCTCGCCGCCATCTTCGCCGCCTACTTCCTGCTAAAGGACGGGGAGGCCGGTCCGGAGGTGTACACGGCCGCGATGGACAAGGCGCAGGCCCGCCTGTGCTACGACGCCTCCGAGGAGCTCATCCTCGCCTCCATCTTCCGGGACGACGTCAAGAAGTACAACTGGGGGATGAAGTCGCCCAAGAACGTCGGGGTGTTCAAGCCCCTGTCCAAGGACACCAAGAACAAGGACGGCCTGAACATCTACGCGGCGATCTGCGACGAGCGCCACGCCTGGCCGACCACGGAGCTCTACGACGTCATCAAGACCGGCATGGGCGCCCGGAGCCAGCCGGTGCTGCTGTCCATCTCCACGGCCGGCATCGACACCAGCAATCCCTATTTCGCGGACATCGAGGTGTACAAGGACATCCTGCTCGGGATGAAGGAGAAGGACAACCACTTCCTGCTGCTATTCACCCCGGACGAGGGCGACCGCTGGGACGATCCGGAGACCTGGGCGAAGGTCAACCCCAACCTGGGCGTGTCCCTGAGCGTCGAGTACATGAGGGCGGAGTGCAACGAGGCGAAGCTGCGCGGGGGCACCTACATGGTCGCCTTCCAGACGAAGAACCTCAACATGTGGGTGAACGCTCCGGACACCTGGATCCAGGACGACGACGTCCAGGCGAACAACGGCGACTTCGACGAGTCCGTCCTCAGGGGCGCGGACTGCTACGTCGGGCTGGACCTCGCGTCCAAGAGCGACATCTCGGCGGTCTGCCTCTTCTTCCCCCGGTACATGGTGGCCCGCTTCCTGTTCGTGGTGCCGGAGGCGAAGGTCGTGGAGAACGAGGACCGGGTGGACTACCGGCTCTGGAGGGACCAGGGCTGGCTGACGGTCACCCCTGGCAAGGTCCTCGACGAGGACTGGTTCGTGGACTTCCTGATCGGCCAGCTCTCGCCCTATTCGGTCCGCTGCCTGGCCTACGACCCCTGGGCGATGTGGAACATCGTCCCGAAGCTGCGGAAGTACCAGAACAAGCTGATGGCCTATCAGCAGAGCATCAAGTACATGTCCGTACCGAGCAAGTGGGTGGAGACCGAGGTCCTCGCCCACCGGCTGAACTTCCTCTTCAATCCGGTGATCCGGTGGATGTTCAGGAACGTGGTGGTCTATGTGGACCCCAATGCGAACATCAAGCTGGACAAGGGGAAGAGCCGGAACAAGATTGACGGCGTGGTGGCCCTGGTGGACGCGGTGGGCGGATGGCTCACGAAGACGGCGGACAACAAGCAGGCCTACCACGACCACACCCTAAGAACCATCAAGCTATGATTTGGATCCATCGTCTCGTAACCGATGCGGGTTTCATCAACGCCTTCTGGGAACGCCTGCGTGAGCGCAGGCTGAAGGACCCTTCGGTCAGTCAGGAGGCGGTGTTCGAGGAATTGAATGAAGAGTTCCGGGAGGTGTTCGGCGAGGACCGGTTTTCCTCTTTCGACGCCTTCCGGAAGCGCCGCGACAGGTATAATTCTAAATGATACCCATTTTCGGACAAACGGCCAGCAAAAGTTAAGTAAAATATACTATACTTGCCCGCGTAATGGCAAGGCAAGTAAAGGAAAAGAGAGGCTTCAAGGCCCGGCTGCGTAGTTGGTTGATCGGACCGGTAAGCAGTTTCGGCCCCTACGTAGGGGGCTACAGCAACGGCATTGACGCAGGGGTGACCGTCAACACGGACACCGCCCTGCGTTTCACTGCTGTGTTCGCCGCCATCAAGCTCCTGTCGGAGAACATCGCCAGCCTGCCCAAGTCCGTCCTGGTACGTGCCGAGGACGGCGGGTACGTGCCTGCGGTCAAGCATCCCGCTTACAATCTCCTGTACGTCCGGCCCAACGCCTACATGGACGTCTTCACCTTCTGGTTCACGATCATCGCCTGGCTGCTCGGCAAGGGTAACGCCCTCGCCGTCATCAGCTACGTGAAGGGCAAGCCTTCCGCCCTGCATCCGGTCCATCCGGACTGGGTGAAGGTTGTCTTCGTGAACGGGGAGAAGTCCTACATCGTGAAGTCGCTGGATCCGGACTACGCTTTCCTTGATGGCACATACCTGGAGCACGAGATGCTCCACTTCATGTTCTTCACCTTCAACGGGCTGTGGGGCGTGGACCCCATCACCTACAATGCCGCAGCCATCGGCGCCGGCATCGCCGCCCAGAAGTACACGGCCGACTACTTCCGCACGGGGGGCGCCATCAAGGGCGTCCTGGAGACGGACCAGGCTCTGGGCGACGATGACTACGACCGGTTCATGGCCCACTACCAGAAGAACTCCGGCAACGGCGAGACGCCCCTGCTGGAATACGGCTTCAAGTACAAGGCCATCAACCTCTCCCCCGAGGCGTCCCAGCTGCTGCAGAGCAAGAACTATTCCATCGCCGAGATCGCCCGGATGTTCACCATCCCGCCCCACATGCTGGCCGAGCTCTCCCACGCCACCTTCTCCAACATCGAGCAGCAGAACATCTTCTTCGGCGAGTATTCGCTGAGGCCGATCTGCAAGCGCCTGGAGAAGCAGCTGGAGCTGAAGCTCTTCACCGACAAGGAGAGGGGCGACTACCACGTCAAGTTCGACCTGAACGGACTGATGCGCGGTGACGCCCAGGCTCGGGCGGTCTACTATGAGAAGGGCATCAACGCCGGCTGGATGACCCCGAACGAGGCCCGCGAGTTCGAGGGCATGAAGAAGCTCCCCGGCCTTGACGAGCCCCGCATTCCGCTTAATTACACAACCGTCGGCAACGACGCTAATACTGAAGAAAAATGAACCCGAGACCAGTTTTGAACCTCTGCCGTAGCAACGTCGCTACGATCAGCGCCCCGACGAAGGGGACGGTCACGAAGAACAGCATCGTCGTCACCGGCACCGTGGAATGGTACAAGGACGGCGCGACCTGGGGCGTGGCCTACAAGAAGGACAGCGCCTCCAGCTGGACCTATAAGGCAAGTACCTCCAAGTCCATCAACGAGACCCTGTCGAGCCTCACGGCCTCCACGAAGTACAACATCAAGCTGTACGTCTTGTTCAATGGCGAGTACCAGTACGGCTCCGCCATCGACGTCACCACGTCTGCTGCCGAGTAAACCCGTAGAGCCATGGAAGAGAAAATCCTCAGACGCTGGAGTGATTCCCCGGAGATCCGCAAGATCGACGAGGAGTCCCGGACCGTGGAGTTCGTGGCCAGCGACAACTCCGTAGACAGCTACGGCACCGTCATTCCGGTGGACAAGTGGGACCTCACCCGCTTCCAGAACAATGGGATCATCGGCTACATGCACGACGTGTATGGCGAGTCCTGGACCAAGTCCGCCGATCCGGATGACGTCATCGGCAAGGGCGAGGCCTGGATCGAGGACGACAAGCTCATCGTCCGGATCACCTTCGAGCCGGCCGACCTCAACCCGAGGGCGGACAAGATCTTCCGCAAGCTCCAGTTCGGCTCCCTTCACGCCGTCTCCGTCGGCTTCCGTGCCACGAAGAAGGGCCACATGGGCGACGAGGAGCGCGGCGAGGATCCGAAGGTCTACTACTACAACGGCCAGGAGCTCCTGGAGGTGTCCGTCGTCAACATCCCTTCCAATGCCAACGCCCTGAAGCGCTCCATCGAGGAGGAGCGGGCTGGCTGGGAAGTGGAAGAGCCCGAAATCAGAAAACCCGCCGAGGAGGAGGTCAAGGCCCCCGAAGCGGAACCTGACTACACATCAATAACCGCCAGGGCCCGCGCCCTTATGGCAAAAAACATCTAACACAATGAGAAACTCCAACGAGATTTCCGCCGAACTCGAGACCCGTCTGGGCGAGTTCGAGTCCTGCCAGGATGCCGCGCAGCGCAAAGACCTGGCCGGCAAAGTTGAAGAGCTCACCGCCGAGCTCAAGGACGCTCAGCTGAGCGAGGCCGCCCGCAAGGCCCAGGCCAACCAGCGCGTCTTCACTCCCAAGGAGGAGAAAGAGATCCGCTCCTTCTCCATCTCCAAGTTCCTCCGTCAGTCCCTCCCGGGCGAGACCATGGACGGCATCGAAGCCGAAATGGCCCAGGAAGGCAAGCGTGAGTTCCAGAACTGCATCAAGGGCAGCGCCGAGGGCGTGTTCCTTCCGTCCGCCCTGCTCCGCACGTACTACTACACCAACGCCAGCGAGGCCAACTACGGCCAGGCCTTCGTCGAGCAGACGGCCCTGACCTACATCGGCAAGCTCCGCAACGCCACGATCGGCCGCAAGCTGGGTGTCCGCTACCTCGACGGTCTGCAGGGCAACATCGCCTTCGTGACCGGTGGTGCCGACGCCGCGTGGGTCGCTGAAGAAGGCTCCGCCACCAAGCAGAAGCCCGCGTACAGCAAGGCCGTGATGAGTCCGAAGCGCCTCCAGGTGTTCCAGGGTGTCACCTACGACCTGATGCACCAGAGCTCCAAGGCCCTGGACAACCTCATCATGGAAGATATGGTGAAGGCCCACGCCGTGGCCCTCGACGCCGCGATCTTCGCCGGCTCCGGTTCCAGCGGCCAGCCTACCGGTGTGCTCTCCGCCTCCGGTGTCAACACCATCACCATCGACGCCTCCAACGGCGGCCCTCTGACCCACAATCTGCTCGTCCAGATGGAGACCGAGGTCGGAATCGACAACGGCCTGCTCGACGACACCCTCGCCTACGTGTCCAACGCGAAGGTCCAGGGCAAGCTCAAGACCATCCCGCAGATCGCCGGGTACCCGTACTACCTGATGAACGACGGCAAGGTGAACGGCTATCCGTTCTTCATGAGCAACGGCATCCCGTCCAACCTGGGCACCGGCTCCGCCTTCTCCGCCGCCATCTTCGGTAACTGGAGCGAGGTCCTCGTCGGCAGCTGGGGCGGTATGCAGCTCATCGTGGATCCGTACACCGCGAAGGCCGAGGGCGTCCTCGAGATCTCCGCTGCGGCCTACCACGACGTGCTCGTCCGCACTCCGCAGGCCTTCTGCAAGATCGTCGACATCACCACCGTCTAAACGTCTGAACTATGACCGAGAGAAACTTTGTCGGTATGGCCGAGGTTGGGCTCCTGCAGGAGTTCAAGAGGCACATCAGGATGACTTCCGACGACCTGGACGCCGAGCTTCGCAGCAAGCTCCAGGCGGCGGTGTACCATGCTGAGCATCATATCGGCAAGGTCATTCTCCGGTCGGAGTTCATCGTTACGGTTCCTTTCGCTTCCTCCCTGACGCTCAAGGCTCCCAACCCCGTGGTCGAGAGCCTTGAGGTCGACGGGGAGACCGTGACAGGGTGGACCCTCGAGGGGCGTGTGCTCCACGTTCTTTCCAACGTCTCCGGGCAGACCATGAAGGTCACCTACGAGGCTGGCTACGAGTGCATCCCTCCCGACATGAAGACCGCCATCCTGATGCACGCCGCGAGCCTTTTCAACAATCCGACGGACAGCGTCGAGACCCTGACGAAGGCGTCCCAGAACCTGCTCCGTCCTTACCGTAGCTGGGGGCTTGACGATGGAGAGCAGGTTTAACCTTGGCGAGATGGACACCCTGGTGACGGTCCGGAAGGGCGTTCAGTCCACCGGATCCCAGGGCGAGAAGAAGTTCACCTACTCCTTCTTCCGGGACGTGTACGCCAAAGTCGAGCGGAATGTCAGCGAGATCGTCGCCGACACGAACCTCGAGCAGGGCGACTACGTCCAGCTGACCATCCACAAGATCCCGGAGCTCACCACTCGCTGGCAGATCGTTCTCGCCGGCCGGGACTACGAGATCACCGGCATAGACCCGATTTCCAGAGTCTCCCCCGTCTGCGTCCTAACCATCCATTCCATCCGCTGATGCCCGCCGCAATTCGCATAGAAGGTCTTGATGATTGTCTCCGGTGCCTGGACAAGGCTCCGGAAAATGTCGTTAAGATGGTCAACACCGCGCTGCGGACGGCATCCCGGAAGACCGCGAGGGGCATCCGCGCAAAGATGCCCTTCACCTTCGGCCGGCTTGTCAGGTACAAGGTGTTCAAGGGACAGATCACCGGCGACACTAACGCCCTTGTCGGCCTGTTCAACAAGGGAAAACGGAATGGGGACGACAGCAGCTACATCCCGGATTGGTTCAAGGCGTACTGGATGAACTACGGCACCCTGAAGCACCGCGACCAGGACCACCACTTCCTCTACCCCATCCGTGGGAACCGGAAGCGCAGGAACAATGAGGGCCAGCTCCCTCAGAAGTTCTTCGAGGCGGTGGTCGCGGGCTGGGAGGGCCCCTTCTTCGAGAACTTCGCCCAGTCCATGAAGGAGCAGGAAAACAAACTTTATGACCGATGACCGAGAGCCTTAGAACACAACTTGTCTCCCTGCTGACTGCGGCCGGCGTGGAAGTCCGCCTCTCCGAGGACGAAGCGATGACCTATCCCTTCGTCACCTACGAGATGACGGTCACCCCCGTCATAGACAAGGACGGCGTGTACAAGTACGTGGGCGAGACCTACATCCGGGTGGTGTCGGAGGACTTCGACGAGGCCGACCAGATCCGCGCCAACATCGAGGCAGCCATTGAACTCGGGATGGGGCAGGGCGCCGTCTACGGCTCCCGGCTCATCAACAGCAACAAGGACTGCGTGAACGGAGTCTGGACGCTGGAACTCTATTACTCTCTTACACAATGGCAGTAGCAGGTTATAATATTGCTTTCAAGGTGGATAGTGCCACCCTGGCCGGAAGGATCCAGGATGACCTTACCATCGCGGCGAGAATTACTGAACGCCTGACGAAGGACGACCAGGGTGACGCCCAGGTCTCCGTTAACGGTCAGGATATCACTTTCCGGTGCACGGGTCTCGTGGTGGTCTCTGATGAGGAGCTCGAGGAAATGGCCCATCGGGACAACATGATTCAGATAATCCTCAACAGCAGCAGCATCCCCTTCACCTACATCATGCCGGGAGGGCGCACCCTTTCCGGGAATGTCGTTGCGGTGAACTACGGTGAGTCTTCCAACGCAAGCGACGATGCCACCTGGACGATGGACTTCCGTGTGGTAGGTACGCCTACTCTCACTTAGAAAACCTTTTAAACAATCAATACCATGGCAGTAGCAGGATACAACATCGCATTCAAGATTGGCACTGGCAGCAGCGCCAAGACTCTCGCTGGCCGTACCCAGGACGACCTGACCATCGCAGCCCGGACGAAGGAGTCCCTGACCAAGGACGATGCCGGCGCGACCCAGGTGTCCATCGTCGGCCATGACATCACCTTCCGGGCGACGGGCCTCGTGGACGTCACCGGCGGCACCAACAAGCTGGACCGTGACGACATCCTGGCGGACGCCCTGAAGACGGGCACCCAGGCGGTCATCGCGTTCACCTATATGGCGACCGGCGGTGCGACCTACACGGGCAACTGCGTCATCACCAACTACTCCGAGTCCTCCAACGCGAGCGACGACGCCACCTACACCGTGGACTTCCGGGTTACCGGTTCGATGACCGTCGTCTCCTAACCGATCACAGCCATGAAGAAGGACTACATCGTGATCGGCGGTAAGCAGTACCGCGTGGATGCCAACTGGAATGCCCTCTCGGTGTTCCTGAAGGAGGTTGGCCGTGACACCATCGACGGACTCATCAGCTTCAAGAACCTGCACCCTTCGGAGATGCCCGTCCTGATGGCGGCCTGCATCGCGGAGGGTGAGCGTCTGGAAGGCCGGGAGTTCACCATGAAGGCGCTGGATCTCGGCGCTATCATCAAGATTGACGACGTGAACGCCTTCCTGGACATCTACGTCCGGCAGAGCGAGCCCCAGAGGGAGGTCGAAGCGCCAAAAAAAGCGGAGCGGGAGGAAGAGCCCGCCCGTTGACGATTGGTCTGGTCCGGGGTTGGGCGATGTCCCGCCTCGGACTTGGCCTTGAGTCTTTCGGCCTGCTCAGGCAAGGTGAATACTGGGAGGCCATGCTCGCCTGGCTGGAAGACCGGCAGGCGGACAGAAGACAGGAGGCGGAGGTGATTCGTGGGGTCGGTCTCCGCCTGTTCAATCTCTGGGCGGACGGCCCGTCCTTGAAAGGACACGATTTCCTGCCGTTCCCCTGGGACCCGGAAGAGCAGCCGGATGACGGAGGGCTCTCCACAATGAGCAAGGAGGAGAAACGAGATTCCCTTGCTAATCTGATGAAACACGTGAACTGGTAATATATCATGGCAACCGGAAGAGAACCGAATCTGAAACTCAACGTCACGACCGATACCCGGGACGTCAACAAGGGGCTGAAGGAGGTCAAGCAGGGCCTGAGGGACCTGGACAAGACCGGAACTCAGGCTCTTGAATCCCTGGGTAATGCCTTTGGCGTTGACACCGGCAAGATCGGCCAGATGACGAGTGCCCTGAAGGGGCTGGGGGAGAAGATGTCGCAGACCGGCAACGCCGGCGTCAAGGCTTTCGGTGACATTCTCAAGGCCATCGGTCCGGTCGGCGGCGCCATCGCCGGTCTTGGCATCTCCGCAGCCATCGCGGGCTTCCGTGAGCTGCAGAAGGAGGCCGAGGCCTTCAAGAACACGGTGGCGGGTGCGAACACGGAGATGGCCACGGCCGCCTATGTGGACACCTACAAGCAGATCCTCCGCGACTTCAACGGTGACGTGGGCAAGTCCATCGCCGAGACGGAAAGCAAGTGGAAGAAGTTCTGGGGCACCATCGGCATCTCGATGCGCGAGCTCTTCACAACGGGCGCCTGGCAGGGCACGAATACGCCCCAGGGCCTGGAAGGCTTGGACGAGTACACCCGCCGGATTTCCGCCGCGCGCGAGGGAGGCCAGAGGGCCCAGGAGATTTCCAACGAGATCTACCAGCTGGAGCTCAAGCGGAAGGAGAATGCCGTCGAGCTCGCCCGGCTGAATGACGACATCGCGGACAAGATGCTCATCGCCAGGGACACCAGCAAGAGTGTCCAGGAGCGTCAGGACGCCATCTACAAGATTGAACTGATGCAGTCCCAGAAGCGGGCCCTCACGGTGGACGTCGAGCAGAAGCTCGCCGGGCTCTATGAGGAGATGCACAACCTCGCTTCGGATTCCGTCCAGTTCAATGACGCACGGCTCGCCCAGGCGGCCCGCGCGTATGAGGTGGACCGCGCCATCACCCAGGAGGAGATTTCCCTTCTCCGGGTCAAGAACTCCGTCGGCAAGGCTTCCGACGCGGAGATCGCCCGGATGAACAAGCTGCTCGAGCAGCAGAAGGAACTGCAGGCCGCGATTGATGCCACCCACGCGAAGTGGGCCAGCCTGAATGAGGGCCTGCCTGGCTTGTCCGGTGTGAGCGCCCCGACGCTCCCCGGTATGACCGGGCCATCCCTGGGAATCCTCCCTCAGAAGGAGGACACCGAGATGTTCCGGGAGACCTTCCTCGCCCAGCTCGGCGACATCAAGGTCGGCATCGGCTTCGAGGCGGACACGCAGAAGATCCACGACATCACGAACGAGGTGACCTCCCTCCTGGAGTCCTCCATCAACCGGACTGCGGAACTTATGGGCAACCTCATTGGCACCCTTGCCGGTGGCGGCGATGCCTGGGGCGACTTCAAGAACGCGGCGGTCTCCGCCTTCGGTGACATGGCCATCGCGGTCGGTAAGATAGCCATCGCGGCTGGTGTCGCCACCCTCGGTATCAAGGCCGCCTTCGAGTCCCTGAACGGCTATGCCGCCATCGCGGCCGGCGCCGCCCTGGTAGCCCTCGGATCTGCCGTCAAGGCATCCCTTTCCGCCGTGGCAAGTGGTGACTACAGTGCAGGCGGCGGGAGCTATTCCTCGTCCGGCTATGGCGGTACGGGAGGCGACTATGAGACCCGCGAGGTGAAGGTCCAGGTGACCGGCACCCTGGAGGCGGATGGCGACAAGCTCATCACCGTCATCAACAACACCAATCGAAACAACTACTACAAAAAATAATGGCCTACGGCACCAAATATCGCTTCCGCTTTGAGTCCTGCCACGGCACGGTCTACGAGGTCCGTCTCCGTGAGAACGGCTACACCGGGAGTATCACGGACCGGCCTCTCGGCCGGGCCCCGGTGCTTCGTATGCAGGACGGCTTTCCCTTTCGCGCGACCTGTTGCGAGCTGTCCCTGGAGTGCCAGGTGGACGGTGAGTACGTGGACCTCTATACGACGGATCCGAACCAGTACAAGGTGGAGATCTACCGGAAGAACGGCAGCTCGTATGAGGGCATCTGGGAGGGCTATGTGGCCACGGAGTTGTACAGCGAGCCGGACATAGCTCCGCCCTACGACGTGAAGATTACGGCGGTGGACGGCATCGGCATCCTGAAGGAATATACCTTCGAGTCTGCGGGTTCCCTTCCCCTCAGGAAGCACATCCAGGAGCTCCTGAAGAAGACCGGGGACACGCAGCCGTATCTCTACACGGCCAGCCAGCTCCGGGCCTCCGGTAGCACCGCTGCCACCTTCATGGACGACGCGAAGATTGACATGGACTATATGGTCGGCAAGACCTGCTACGATGTCCTGTCCGAATTGCTCACGTCCATCCGGTGCAGCCTCACCCGTTACGGGAACTTGTGGCTGCTTGTCCGGGAGGTTGACGCGCAGATCAGTTCGAGCGGAATCCTCACCACCGTGTTCTCGCCCCTTGATGCGGACGAGAGTTCCAGCGCTGACCAGGTCAAGTGCGGGGCCTCCGTCGGAAAGATGGGCGTGGCGGACTTGTGGCCGAACGGTTATCTCACCCGTCGGGTCGTTCCGGCGAAGCGTTCCGTGAAAGTCCGTTCCGACTGGAACCTCCGTTCCGGTGCTCCGGCCCTTTCCAGCTGGAGCTCGAGCGGTGACGTGGTGGGCACCAATGTCCGCACCCTCGGCGGGATGGGCGGAACCGGGACCATCTATGCCCCGATGAGCCTGACGCAGTTCACCTACGACTTGAAGATAACGGTCCGGACAGCCCGTGCTGGCGTCTGGCAGAACTATAACGGAGCCCCTTTTGTCTATGTAACAGCCATGTATCAGAGCGGCGGGGGAACCGTGAAATACTATCATCCCGACACGGGATGGACGACTACGAGCCCGGGGACCGGCGACCAGCATCCCGTGGAGAAGACGGACCGGTATGACCCCAACAATGTGGAGATTATCGAGGTCACGATCCCGTGTCCGAACGACTCCTACTACGGCAACCTGATCGTGTATGTCTCCGGCCACCTTGTGAACATCTACAATGTCGACGTGGAGCTGCAGACCGTCAAGGGGTACGAGGACACCCTCATCATCGACAATGGTGCCCGTGGAACTGCGGAGGACATCTCCATCACCGGCGGGCGCGAGGTTCCTGGGAACACCATCCAGGGAGCCTTTGTGGCGGGTGTCTGGTCCAGCGCTGCGGCGCTCGACTTCATAATGTCCTTCAGCGACGGGTCTAACACTGACAAGGACTTCATGTCCCTGACGGCCTTGGCCTATGCGAAGGAGCATGCCGCCCCCCGGATTGAGATTTCCGGAAAGCTGGACATCCAGTACAACAGCCAGCGGCGTATGCCGCCCCTCTTCATCAAGTCCCACGGCGTCTGGGCGCTGATGTCTCGTTTCGACTGGGACATGCTGGATGAAGATGTGGACTTTACTGCAGTGACACTGCCCACCGCCACGCTGACGGTGGACTCCGAAACGATTACATCCATTCCTAACAACTAAGGATATGAGCACAATTACCCTTCCCAACATCCGAGTCGGCTCGGATCTCCAGGTTAGAGTTCGCCTGAAGGACGGCGGCGTGGCCATCGACTGGTCCACGCTGTCCAACATCAAGGCCTGCATCTATTCCGACGCGCAGAGGGCCCTGGCAGGGCGCTGCGCCTTCTCCATCGACGAAGAGGACAACACCCTCCTCGTCTGCACCTATGCGGCCAACAAACCCCAGTACCTGGGCGTGAACCGCATCGTCATCTCGGCCAAGTACATGGGCGAGACGAAGACCTACGACAAGCCCGCCTTCTCCTTCGTCCGCTGGACTGCTGACCAGGAAGGCGAGGAGATCACGATTGACGACCCGAACGTGGACGTGGAGATCAGCGTCGAAGACATCTCCAGCTCCATCCTCCAGGAGGCCGTGGACGCCGCCTTCACCGCCGCGGATCGTGCGAACGAAGCCGCCGCC